GTGCGATCGTTCCTGGTGCGACCACGATGGAATCCCTGATCCTGCCCCTGTGGCTCAGCCTGGTTCGCGGCGATGACCAGCCCGATCTGATCGTGATGGACAACAACTACTTCACGTTCTTCGAGCAGTCGCAGACCTCCATCAAGCGCTACACCGACGAAACCAAGGCCAACGCCGGCTTCGTCAGCCTGAAGTACAAGGGCGCGGACGTGATTTTCGACGGTGGTTCCGGTATCCCGGCAAACCATGCCTACTTCCTGAACACTGACTACCTCGAAGTGGTCGTGCACAAGGATGCGGACATGACCGTGATGGACGAGATGAAGCCCTACAACCAGGACGCAGCTGTTGTGCCGGTCCTGTGGATGGGGAATCTCGTCTGCTCGAACCGTTCGCTGCAGGGTGTGCAGAAGGCATAAGTAACGTCGGGGGATTACTATCCGGTAATCCCCCTGTGAAACTTTTTCAGGAGATCTAAAATGACTATCGCTGTCACCCCTCTGGTTGGTGCTAATACTGAGCGCCGTACTGCAATCCCGGAGTTTGCCGTCGGCACTCCGATGCTGGCCCGCGACAACCGCACTTATGTCTACGTCGGCCCTGCCGCAAATGCTATCGCCGCTGCAGCTACCTGCACCGTCACGGGCGCCTTCGCGGTGAACGCTACTGCCGGCAATTACACCGCCGACACGGCTTTCGCTGCTGGCGACTATGGTTGGGTTCGCAAGACCACCAGTCCGTTGTAATACACCTTCCACCTCCCACGGTGTTCCTCAGGGCTTCGGCCCTGGGGTTTTTTGGTGGGAGGGTTCGTTCACTAACTGTGGGAGTTAGATAATGGTACAAAAACTCGAAGAACGGCCTCCATTTGTCCGGTTCGAAGTCCGGGCTGAGGAAGACCGTCAAGCATCCATCGAAGCCGGTCACTATGTTGGTCGGGATGTTCACTACGCCCTGATCACCCCGATGGGATCCAAGGACTGCATTGAGCGTAAAGCGGATGAGTGGTTCGACAAACTCAAGCAGGATGTTGCAGAAGGTCGCTGCCCTCGCGAATGGCTGAGCGCTTTCAAAGAAGTCTACAAGGACTGGTGTGAAGGCCGCGAAGCCCCGCCGAACGGCACCCCGATCACGGACTGGCCTCCGCTGTCGCCGTCGCAGGTCAAGACCTTGGTGTCGTTGCACATCCGTAGCGTTGAAGACCTTGCTGCTGCCAACGAAGAGGTCCTGGCTCGTATCGGCATGGGCGGTCGTGCACTGAAGCAACGTGCCATCGACTGGCTGACCAGCGCGGGTTCCACCGGCAAGGCCAGCGAGGAACTCTCCGCCCTCAAGGCCACAAACGAAAATCTCCAAGCCCGCAACGAGCAGCTCGAAACTCAACTTCGTGAACTGGCTGCGAAGGTCGAAGCTCTTTCTGGCGACAAACCGGCTACCAAGTCACAAAAGCTCTAAGGAGTCATCATGACCCTTCTGCGAATCGTTCAGGAATTCTGCCAGCGCAATGGTCTGACAGTACCTCAAATCGTCATGTCGTCGCAGGACGACCAACTCACGCAGATCGTTGGCCTTGCCAATGAAATCTGTGAGGACCTTGTCCGTCGGCGTTCCTGGACGGCTTTGCAGTACGAAACCGTTTTCACCAGCGCAGCTGGCAGCGATCAGGGGCTAGTCACGGACCTGGCTCCGAATGCGTTTCTCAAGATTCTCAATGAAACGATCTTTGACCGGACGCGCCGACTCCCAGTCTTCGGCCCACGCTCCCCGCAGCAATGGCAGATGCTCAAAGCACTGCCCATGTCCGGTCCGTTTTACCAGTACCGCATCCAGCAAGGTCACTTGAAGATCATCCCGGATATGCCTGCTGGGCATACGATGGCTTTCGAGTACGCTTCCGAAGGTGCGGTGCAGGACAATACCACAGCCACGCCGACCGCAAAAGCCTTCTTCACTCGCGACGACGATACATTCCTGCTCGACAAAACCCTGCTTCTCCTCGGCCTTCGGTGGCGTTGGAAGGAAGAGAAAGGCTTGCCCTACATGGAGTCTTTTCGGTTGTATGAAGCCGCTGTCGCCGAAGCTGCAGGCGCCGACGGCACCAAGCAACCCATGTCCATGAACGAAGGTGCAGGCATGATCCAGCCCGGTGTCTTTGTCCCGGCAGGTAACTGGAGTATTTCCTAATGCGCCAAGTCATGCAATCCTCCGCCATGCCAACCTCGGCAGGTAAAAACATCCCCGCACCAGTTGGCGGGTGGAACGCTCGCGATCCGATTGCAGACATGCCCGCTCGCGATGCTGTGTTCCTGGACAATTTCTTCCCACGCGCCAGTGACGTGATGCTGCGGCCAGGGAGTGCGTTGCTGGCAACCATCCCGGCGGATACGGAACCGGGAAGCCCTCACAACATCCGTTCTCTCCTCTCTTACAAGGCCGCCAACGGAGCGGCCAAGCTTTTTGCAGGAGCCAATGACGGAATCTACGACGTAACGGCAGGCGGGACGATTGCCGCTGTCTCGAGTGTCGCGACGAATGCGGAATGGCAGTCGGTTAACATCACCACAGCCGGAGGTTCTTTCCTCTGGTGCTGTAACGGCGTAGACAAGTCTCGTTACTACGATGGCACTGCCTGGACCGTTCTCGATGACGTCTCTACACCAGCACTGACTGGTGTAACTTCCGCCGACATTACCAACGTCAGTCTATTCAAGTCCCGTCTGTTCTTCACGGCAAAGAATTCCCTATCGTTCTGGTACTTGCCGGTAAACAGTGTTGCCGGGGCTGCCCTTGAGTTCCCGCTTGGAGCGCTGTTCCGTCGTGGCGGGTATCTGATGGCGACAGACGCCTGGACGCTTGACGGTGGTAACGGACCGGAAGACTATTTTGCGGCTGTGACCTCCGAAGGTGAAGTTGCGGTCTACACCGGCACCGATCCCTCGAGCGCCTCTACCTGGGCATTGAAAGGTATCTACTACATCGGCAAGCCTCTTTCCCGTCGATGTCTGGTGAAGGTTGGCGGCGATCTGTGCCTGCTGACCGTGCAAGGATTGTACCCGCTGTCAAAGGCTTTGCAATCCGCACAGGTCGATCGCCGAAGTGCCGTTAGCGACAAGATCTCCCGTGCATGGGTGGATTACACAGGGCAGTTCGGTAGCCTCTACGGTTGGCAGCCAGTGCTATTCCCTGAAGCCACCATGCTGCTGGTGAATGTACCAGTGCTAAGCCGTCACGACGTAAACTCGGTTTACAGTTACCAATTCGCAATGAACACCCAGACCGGTGCTTGGTGCCGGTTCTTCGGGATGCCTGCGGAGGTCTGGTCCGTTCACGATGGCAAGCTCTACTTTGCGTTGCATAACAAAGTCTATCAAGCCTGGACTGGTTCCGATGACCACGGATTGCCAATCGAAGGTCGGGGGAAGTCCGCTTTCTTCTATCCGGCAGGTCGTGGTAACATCGCCCATGTCAAGCTTCTGCGTCCGATCGTCACGGCTTCTGCCTCGATTAAACTCCAGGTCGGCGTTGACACTGACTACGACGAATCTTCACTTGCAACCGGCTCTGCCATTGCTTATTCCCAGTCCGTCGCCAAGTGGGATGTTGCAAAGTGGGACGAAGTTTACTGGTCCTCTGGTACAATGACCATTGCGAAGTGGCGATCCGTCGGTCACAAGCCGGGGCGCGCTATCTCTCTGCGCTTGCGTTTGGTTAGCAAGGGCGTTACTATGACGTGGATCGCTACGGACTTGATTCTTCAACGCGGAGGTCTGCTGTGAGGGTTTTGGAAGCATTGCATCCAGAAGCTCTTGATTTTGCGGAATCTGCTCTAGGATTGTCCTTCCCCGGTGGTACGACCGGAATAACGAGTTTAACTGATGATGGGCAGATTGCCGGAGTGGCGGTATTCACCCCGACCTGCAAAGGGAACAGCAATCTGCACATTGCGGCTGCGGCAAAGCACTGGTTCACGCCGGAGTTCTGCCGTAAGATGTTTTTTCACGGTTTTATCACTCTTCGAGCCAGTCGCCTAACAGCATCAATCGAAGCCAGTAATATCCCCTGCCAACGCCTAGCGGTAAAGACAGGGTTCAGGCTGGAAGGTTGCTTGCGGGGCTTTGAGTTCGGAGACTTGCTGATGTTTGGAATGAGCAAAGGGGAATGTAAATGGGTGGAATCGTAGATGCAGTCTTCGGCGGTGGGCCTGATATGCCTTCACCACCTGATCCATATGCGACCGCCAATGCGCAGGGACAGGCGAACATTGACGCGGCGCGGGTTACCACCGCCCTCAATCGCGCGAATCAGGTAACGCCGTATGGTTCCATGACCTGGGCGCAGGGTGGCAGCGGATACGATAAAACTGGCTACGACAATGCCCTGAAAGCTTGGCAGGATGCCGGCGGTACGGGCACGAAGCCGGAACAATCTGGATTCGGGTACAACCCAGACGCCTGGACTTCCACAGTAACCCTCGACCCGCGAGTACAGGGCCTCATCGACTCCAACCTTGCCACCAGCCAAGGATTGCAGGGTGCTATCGACAGTTCGCTTGGGTCTGTTACCAGTACCCTGTCGAATCCTCTGCAAGGCCCTGCAACTGTTGATATCAACGGCATTCGGCAAGGGGTTAATGGTCGTTACACCGATCTTCAGCCATCCCTGCAAGGCGCAACTTCGTTGGCCTCGACTGGCCGTGCTGGTGTCGCAAACCAACTCGCCCGTTTGCAAAACCTTTACGGGCAGGATTTCAACTATGACTCCGCGCCAGGAATGCCGACTGCAGACGAAGCCACTCGTCAACGAGTTGAGGACGCTTTGTATGGCCGCGCCACTTCCCGCCTCGACCCACGCTTCAACCAAGCACAGGATCAGCTAAATTCCAGCCTCGCTGCTCAGGGCATCACACAGGGCTCAGAGGCTTACAACCGCGAGTTGCAGAATTTCGGAAATACCCGCAACGATGCCTACTCCTCCGCAATGAACGATGCCATCAGCGGCAGCGATGACGCAATGCAACGCCTGTTCAATATGGGCCTGCAAGCTCGTCAGCAAGGTGTCAACGAAGCCAACACCCTTCGCACATTGCCGACGCAGGAAGCAGCTGCCCTTGCCGGTATCTCCAACGGGCTGGACACGGCTTCGCGGAATTGGTACGGGGCGGAAACGGCGCAGGAAACTGCGAAGGACAATTCTACGGCGAACCAGTTCAACATGGAACGCACTAACAACCAAGACCAGTTCAACAACACAATTGCTGTGCGGAACCA